TTTTTGTTTTCATCTGGCGGCTGAATCTCGAAGACCTCAGTGCCTTCCAAAATTCTGTCGCCTGTTCTGGGCTCAACTGTGTCGCCGTCAATCACCACTGAGGTAACCGGCAGAACGAAGTCTCGCATCGTGATGCTGATCGGAATTCCATTTCCGTCGATGGTCTTGTGTTCAATGTCGTTCCGTCGTGCTGTAATCTCTGCCGACGAATAGATCCCACGAATGAAGGTGATTGGAACGCCAAACGTTCGATTCAACATCGGCACCGCTCGAGCCTGAAACCTCTGTTCAAATAGCGATGGCATCAGCCGCCCCCGGGTGGAATCAGTTTTGTGAACCTGAGCCCCATGTGTGGCTTCGACGCCGCCCGTTTACCAATCAAATAACCATCCGCTTCGATCAGGTCTTTGATCGGTATGTTCTTTTGTGACCGGTTTCCCTCCGCCGTCTCACTGACCATTCCGAGAGCCACAAGCTCGACAGCATCCTCTACGGTTGTTGGCTCTGTCATGTCTGTGGCTCCGGAATGAATAGGCAAAAACGACTGTCAGCAGATTATGTTGCGGCTGTTGAAACAGTACCCTGCAACGTTGGCGTGTGCAGCACTTTGCAAACCGTGTTTGCACCGCCGCCCGCGTCTCCCACAACGATTCCGAACAGTGCGTTGTTCGTGCTGGTTGTGGTGACCTTTGTTGGCGTTGCATCATCCCACCAGACCTTCGTGCCGAGCACGGAATTCTGAAGGCTGATGATGTCATAGACACCGCCACCGCACGCCAGCGCGCCGAGTGCATTGTTTGCGATCGGACGATGAGCGACGCAGGCGAGAGCGCCTGTGCCGCCAGTGTTCGTGCCGATTGTTCCGAGAACAACAATGTCCCCGGCTTCCACATCGCCAGCCGATGGCGTGTAGTCAATCATGAGTGGCTCGCCGTGGCGAAACGTTGCATTTGCCATTTTTATACCTTTGCTTCAACAGGAGCGGGGATGGTTGATGTTTTGAGGTAGTCGCGATCAAACGGACTACCCCAGCTGACGTCGTTGGCGAAATCAAATTCGCCGCGATGATCCACGCGAACTTTTCGAGTGGCTCCAATCTTCAGGCCCATCTCATGACAGAGTCGCGAGAAGTACCAGTCCTCCGGCTCAACCTGCACTTCGTAGCGGTCAAGCCCTTTATTCCAGACTATTCGATCGTTGATTGTGAATGAAACTTTGCGAGCCCATTGCGGGTCAAATTTGCACACCCAGCAACCTGTGTTCAGCAGCAGTGAACCGCCGACGTCCGCGCTGGTAAAGGTCTCTGGAAGACTCAGCAGCTCCGTCATTGAAATCCGACATCTCGGCTTCCAAGTGTCGACGCCGTCAATGGCAAGTGATGTCACGCCGTTGCCGTCCTTAATCGGGACCGCAACGCCGAGCACATCAAGCCCCCGGGCTTCAATCTCTTCAATCAGAGTGTCGAGCCAGAATTCAGCAGGCCCGATATCGTCGTGGAGCATCGCAAAATATTGGATGTTGTCACCACGATGGCAGGCATTCAGGGCAGAGCACCAGAGAGCGTTGAAATTCGCTGCCAGTAAACTGCCGCTGCGATACTCCACCATCACGTTGGACATATCCTGACGCGCTCGCCACAGCCCGCGCCCTGCTTCAGCAGTTTGGCGGCCATAACCTGGCATTCCAAGAAATACTCGTGGTGGTGATTGAGTCATGCTTACTTCTTGTCGTCTGACTTTGCTGGTGTTTTCGTTTCTGCTTTTGGCTCTGGCTTCGCGTCTGCCGCTGGTTCAGCGATTCCAAGGTCGACCATCCGTTTGCCGGTCTCGGCATCGACGTCGCCGGTTTGGCCTTCCGTCAATTTGCAGCCCAGCGATTTTGCCGGGCTTCGCAACATTGTGATTTTCATATGAGACTCGCGTAAAATGATTTGAGAGAAAGGACGGGGCCGCACTCGACCCCGTCGCTATGCTGCCACACCGTGGCTATTAGCTCGCGCCGCCGTCCGCTCGAACACCGCCGCGGTATTCCTGCAGAGCAACGCCCACAGATGACTTGCCACGCATCTGGATTCCCAGCACGTTGAAGTCCGCGTCGGCCGTTTCAACGATCGGCTCAACGCGACCATTCAGCGCTGCGATCTCGATCACAGGCATGTCTCGTGGATCTGCGAGCATGTACCACGCAGCCGCTGAGTAACCGGTGTACGCCGAATTGCTCATGTATGGAGACGACTCAACACGGAATCGACCGGCAAAGACATTCACGTCTGACTGGCCTGTAGTTGATCCGCTCTGCACTCGGCTGAGTGGATCGGTCAACGCCAGTGCCTTGTTCTTCAGTGGTGTTGGCACAAGAAGAATTTTGGCCATCAAGCCAAGCGGCTTGCCGTCCGGGTCAGTCTGGTCATTGAAGATCGTCTCAGTGGCATCGAGCCCACCGAGCGTGATATCCGCAACGGCAGTATTGACGTTGTTGCGGCCGGACGTAAAGAACGCAGAGTTGTTCAGGAACACTGTCCAGAACAAATCGTTGAGCTTCAACGCAGCACCGCGACCGAGTCGGCGAGGAACAACAGTCAACGCCCCAAGGTCATCATTGACGATGTCCTTTTCGGTAACCGCCAACATTCTGGCGTAGATGTCCGCCTGATTGTTGTATGTCTCGTTTCCGAGTGTTCCGTGTTTGATCTGTCCATCGGGGCCAAGTGGCAGATACTGCAAGTCGCCGGTGAGCGAAACAGTGGTAATCTGCTTGTAGTCTCGCACATTCTTGACCGGCGCGATTGCCATCGGCGTCATGTCGACAGCGTTCCAGCCTTCCATGAGGAACTTATTGGCGACATTCGACAGGACCGTGCTGATATCCAGCGTGCTGAAGCCAGTCGCATTGATCATGCGATTGCCCTGCATGTTGAACGCAGCCCGCTGAACGCTCATGTTCACTTCCGTGGCGTAGTTCGCACGGTAGCCGTTCTGCTCAGCAGCCAGCAACAGGAGTTGCTTCAGGCCAATATTGCCCTTGAACTGATCGTGAGCAGCCTGAAGAGTCTGATCGTCGAAAGCCTTTTCGTGGCCTTCGAGTCGTCCAGCCTGGCAGATAGCGGCCTCAATCACACGGTTGCTGATTCGAGCGTCGCGAGTCTGACGACCAGTGATCCGCTGAGGAGCTGGTGTTGAGGCTTCGTACATTTTCAGTCGAAATTCCTGAGCGCTCATGCCCGCTTCAACCGCGTGGTTGTACATTTTCTCGACTTCTTCGATTTCGTCGACGTCTGAGCATCGCAGCTCAATCTGACGATCTGCGAATTCTCGCATTTCCTGGCGTCGCTGTGCTTCGAGCTTGCGAGCTTCGAACGGATCGGATGCCTTGATCGTCTTGGCAATTTTGGCCTTGCCATTGTAGTTAGCTTCGATGACTTCCAGTTGCTCTGGTGATGCGGCTTCGATGTCAATGCCCATCGCTTCAGCCCATGCTTTTACTTCGGTTTTCATTTTCTTCCCTTTGCCTGCGGATGAAGCGGCAGACGCCGCAATCGTGGCGGTTGTGTTGTCGTCCGCACCATGCGAAACGAACGCGAAACCTTTCAGAGTTCCCGTGCGCGTGATGTACGCAGGGCCTTCAACTTTTTGGCCGTTGACCATTGCGGTCTTACCTTTGGCCAGTTCTTCCACGCGATGTGGTTTCACTTCCACCGACGTTTGCCATTGATAGCCCTCGTCGGCAGAGTTAATGACTTCGTCGCGATATGGAGTCGCCGCGCTGGCTTTGCCTGCAGCGTTCAATTCTTTACCGTCATTCGTGATGTCAAAATTTCCGACTCGCTGGTTCTGCTTGTGGTCGAGATTTGCAACGAGAACCTTGCTCGTCTTAAGCCCTGCCAAATCGATGACAACAGGCAAATCCCAACCCGCAACCTGCACAGGCCCGCCTGTGTAAATCGTTGACGTGAACGACCGCGGGCCCTTTGGCTTGTCAGCGTCGGCCGCCTGGATCTCAACAGTCGATTCAATACCGATGATTGCGTGGTTAGCCATTGGATGGCGTCTCCTGTGGCTGTTGTGCTGGCGGTTGCTCAGACGGATCTGGCTTCACGTTTGGTTCTAGTTTGAACATGGTCGCAACGTACGGAATCACGTGTTGAGGCATGTTTTGAATCAGTTTGATCATCTTCATCTGGTCGATGCTGATGCTGTAGAAATCGGCTTCTTTCTGAAGCTCATCCTCTGGGTCGAGTCCGCTCGCGATGTGTTCTGCTGCGATAGACGAACTGCCGTTCTTCAGTTTCTTGTCTGCTGCGTCTGCTTCGGTGCCGATGTCCGCGACTTGATGTTTAGGCCAGTCCCAAATGTGTGCTCTAACGCCTTCGCTGAGTGCATCCGGATTACCACCGAGCCAACCGTACGTCATCACCGCCTGATCGAACCAAACCGCAAAAATCGGATCCAGAACGCAATCGTTGCAGTCTTCCCGATCAACATCCAGATGACCGTAATACGTCTGGTGATCGAGTCGACCAGAGGCGTAGTTGTAAGACGATGAATCGCACTTCGCTTTGTTCAATGGCATCGAGATCGGTCGAGCCTGTTCGCTTACCAATGACCCAACGAACTCTTTGTGCGTCGACGTCGGCTGTTCGGCTTTTGGCTGCCGCATGTCATAGCCCTGTGGCATCCCGATCATCATGCCTTTGGCGATGTCGAGCGTTGACATTGGCGAAACGGTGTCCATTTCGTCAGGAGGAAATGCCGTCGCCAAAAGCAGCGTCACGTTTGCGATGTTCTCCGCCGCCTGAACTGTGGCTTCCCGATATCGCCGCGATGCAGCTCCTAGATTCAAAGTCGACGTGCAAGCAGGGATTCCGCGATGCTGGCCGGGGCGTCGCATCTTGAACCAATGCGACACAAATTTGGCGGGAATCTTTTCGGACTTGCCGAAAGCATTTAGCCCAGTCAGGTTCGATCCGGGATGGTACGTTACAAATTCATACCACTCTGGATTTCCGAACTCATCGAACTGCATGCCGTCAATTCGACCAGCCTCACCATAAGGAAGCCATGGCGATTGACATTGCTCGGTTTCGTGCAATACCCAGTCCAGCTTCACCCGATGCTTTAGCTTGCCGTTGCGGCGAATAACGCCAAGCCCTTCACCGTCCTGATGTTTCGCATGGGCCAAACACCACAATTTGCGGCGAAACTGAATCTCTTTGCACCAGTTGAACCAAGCCAGTTCGACCATCCTGTTGAAGCCATCGCTACCGGTCTGCATTCTCAGCGTCGGCCCGATTCCAATCAGGTCTGTGGCGTAAGTTTGGGCGATGCCATCTGAATAGCCGTTGTTCGCGACGTCATATCGAGACCGCTTTACGAGCGTGTTTCGGACTGCGAATGAGTTGGCCGAATCGGCATCAAGTGCGTCGGCTGGAGCCCAGTAGTTTTTGAAATCGTCGGATGATCCAGCAGCGTCGTAAGTGGCTGCGATTTTGCGGCGGTTCTGCAACTCGCTGAACTGCGAGGCAAACAATTCACCGAGCCCCTGACGTGACTTACCAGACGTCCGTGCGATGGCTCGCCCGTGTCGATCAAGGATTGCAGGAGGTTGCGGAGATTTGACCATGCCCGCATGATGCGCGGGCAGTAGTCATTTGCGGAAGATGCTACGTGGGTGTTGATTCCATGTGTGGAAATGTCACATCGATCGAACATCAGCTCTATTCAGTCCGGAATCGTTGCACATGATTGCCAGAACGGCCTCAACCATTCCGTAGATCATGCCATCAACATGCCGCTTTCGTTCGCTCGCTACTCGGTATTCGTGGCTCGCATACTCCATGTTGCGGCTTAGTTCGGAAAATCGATACGCCGCCAGCAAGTCATTATCCAAGCGGAGTTCAAAGCGTTTTGACGCCATAACGTCGCCGGTTCCGTCAATTTTCAGCCGAACCAACGCAACATCGATCACTAACAGCTGAGATCGGCTGAAATCTATCGTCACTTCTGCTCTTGAATAAACGGCTTCTGAAGTCACAGCAAATTCTCCTCCCCGTCATCTTCGACATCCTCAACCACAGTTTCCACGCTTCGGATCATCTGCTCAGGCTGCTGCTGCGTCAACAACTTGTGCCCGCAATGCCGGCAGGCTTTGTAGCGGAACGTCGATACGTGCCCCTGCTGCGTCTTGTACGTTTTGAAATCCGCACAACCGCACTTCGGGCAAACCAACCGGCCGCCAGCCCCTGCTGATCGTGCTGCCATTTCTGCGAGTGTCAACGGTGGCTTTCCTTTCATTTGCCCGCCGCCATTTCTGCGAGCGTGCGGGTTGGTTTACGTGTCGCTTCAATCTCTCTCA